ATCATTGTAGACCCAGTTATCTCTGTCGCTAAAAACCATATTTTGTATCTTGGGAGTTACATACATTTTAGGATCAAACCATGGATATACAATGCTGTGTAGACCTACGTAGGTAAGCCAATGTGTTTGCCACCGTCTGTCATACCATTTGGGAATATGTCCATACGGCATGGGATTGGTTCTAGAAAGCCACGGATGATCTGCAGGCGCTGTTTTTAAAAAATTTTTTATCAAATGTGCTTGTTTGACATGTATCAACGGGGCGTCAGGAGTGGAATAAAAATATTCGTCATGATCTTCTGGTCGATTCAAACATTGGGTTCGTACATCTACCATGCTGCTGGTCAATTCGTGAAATCCAAAATAAAATTTACCTTGATTAAACTTTACATTAGAAATTTTTTCATGCCCATACACAAATACCACACGTTTTTCTGAACATAATTTTTTGTATTCTGGAATCAAGTCACGGTGCATGCTGCCGGACTGTCGCCAAGGACTTGGTACGGTGCCACCAAAATACTCAATATCGTATAGATTGTTGGTCAAAACATTTTTTGTATGCTCGCTGAGATCTATTTCACGTATCACAAGATCTTTGTACAGAGGGTTTTGATCTTTGAGTTGGTGTGCTATGGGCAGCGAAGTTTCAAAAATTTCTCGATTCATAAAAGACGTTTTGCTTCTGTCTGCCTGCGTATAAGTCAAAGACGCTATTTCGTCAATTTTTACTCCTGCATGTACAAATGCCTGCAAAGCATTATAACTGTCTGCACCTCCAGAAAAAAATAATACAACATAATCGTACTTGGCACGAATCTGACGAGCTCGTTCAAAGTACATGTCTGTGATACTTTGCGCAGGCTCTTGGGTCCAATCAATGGCACCATACACCTCGTCGTTGAAATGATACTTGATGGGGTGATTGAGTTTTATGTGTATTTCTAGAGCCTCTAATTTGCTAAAGGTTTTGTAGTCACCCACACTCCAATAACCAAAATGAGATTTTTCTAGATTGAACATCTGTGCCTGTTAGTTGGCGCTTTTACTTTTGGTAAAACTCACAGAAGCGCCATATTTTGTCCACTCATTGGATAGATGTCGTGAAAATTCCTTTGGTGGCATGTAGCTAACATCACCTGCAAAATTTTGTAGAGTGGTTATCAGTGTTGGATTTTGAGTGGCTTTTTTTATTGCCGTGTTTAAGATATTAATAATGGCTGGATCAGTTCCCGGCGGTGCAATCACACCAAACCAGCTGACTATGTTTGTGTCTGGTATGTTGAGTTCAGCAAATGTGGGCACATCTGGCAAGTCGGGCAAGCGACGATTAGAAGCCACAGCAATGGCCCTCATTTGTCCAGCTTTGATATTTGGTATAATCAATGAAGATTCCAAGATCATTTGTACGTCATTGTTCATGAGGTATAACCGTGCCTGGGTCATGGCCTTTACTGGAACGTACACCATGTCCATGTTGTTTTTGGCTTTGAGCGTTTCGCCCATGAGCCAGTACTGTGTGCAAAACTGACCAGCATAGTTGTACTTAGAAGGATTGTTTCTTACAGCAGCAATAAAGGATTGGTAATCGCTAGCAGGAAATGCATTGTTGATTGCCATGATGTTTGGTACATATCCAAACATGGCTATGGGGGTGATATCTTTGGTACTGTCATAGGGCAACTGATCCATACAATGCGGAGCCAAACTCAATACAGTGATAGATCCAATGGCAATTGTGTAGCCGTCAGGTTTGGCAGCAATCATGTTTTTGATGGCAATTGTTCCTCCAGCCCCTGCTCTGTTGTTGACCACAACTGGCTGTTTCAATATTGGTTCAAGACTTTTTGCCAATGTTCGTGCAAGAACATCGCTAGACCCACCTGGCGCTTGGCCAACAATTAATTCAATGGGTCTCTGTGGATAGTCAGCCCATGCAAATGGTAAAAACATCGCCCAAAGCAATATACCAAATATAAGTTTCATGTGATCCTATAAGTGAATTTTAGATTTTGAAGCGATACAATAGTGTGCTGTATCATCTGAATGATATGTGAGTGGCATTAATGCCACTCACATGTAGCATTTAGTGTAATGCTCTGATTTTGTCAATCATGTTGTCTGGGAATGTGTGTTCAAACTTGTCATACACAGACTGCATCTTGATCTTGAGCTGCTCAAGTTCAGCATCAGTTGGGTCATACACAATAATACCATCTGATTCCAGTTGGCCACGTGCTTGTTGGCCATCTTCGATTGTGGTATCACGTTCACGACGCCCAGCACGTAAGGCCGCATCTTTGATGCAATCACGCACTTCTTGACTCAGGGTGTGCCAGAAACTGTCGGCAATGATCATGGTGGTCAAGAACAAGGCATGCTTGCTGTCTACCACACTCTGCATGGCTTCGTTTTGTCCCAAGGGATAGATGCGACTGTACACAGTGTCATTGCCGTTGCACTGACCTGCCTTGATGTAGTCGGCTGCTTCTTCTGTTTCGCAAACAAATGGATCTACGCCGCCGCTGAGCACACGCACAACTTCTTGGCCAATGGGGTTGCGATTGCTACGTAATTTTTCACCTGCTAGGTCTGCTAGAGTACTAACAGGTTTGTTCACGCCCATGCAACGGAAACCGCCTGAGTAGGTGTATGCAAGACCACGAACATTGGATTTTTCTGTCAGACGTTCCAGTAGGCTTTCGCCAATTTCACCTTCCAGCACACGATACGCATGATCGTGATCACGGAACAGGTATGGCAATTCAAATGCTAGAAAATCATAGTCGTAATATTCGGCTAGCCAAGTGGTGTACATTTGACTCATTTCCAATCGGCCAGCTTCCATGAGATCCAGCAGATCGTGTTTGGTTACTACAACGCCATTGTTGTACTTTTCACTGTATTCTGACAGTGTCATGATTTCAATTTCAATAGACTCAGCGTTTTGCTGTTCATTGAGATACTTTTCAAAATCTCGTGCGGCTCGATAAAACAAGCTCAATGGCTCATGGGCAATTACCCAACGAATGGTGGTTTTTTTCATTTTTTACTCCAGGTAAATTGTATAAAAATTTGCTTACCAGTAATTGGCTACGGACGGCGTTCTTGTGTGGCACACAAGTAAACGGGTCACTACCCGAGGCGTCTTGATTCCGGCGTCGGACCCTTCCGGCGCTGCAAAATTTATTTATCCAGTTTTACGTCAACAGTCAAGCGTTTCCACTGATTGACCTGCGCATCAAACCAAGCATCAATTTGGTTATCGGGCATTTGATTGTTTGGAATGCAGTTGTCAGCGGCATTGGCGTCCCGGACTGATCTAGCACGACTTGCTTCTACTAGAACTTTGCGAATGCTCTTAAAGCGATCTTCGGACAGGGTTTTGGCAGCAAAAATCTGTTGCGGAGTGCTCATGTCCAACAGGTCACGACTGAATCCTTGATTGGACAACAGGTCTGTGCCCTTGATGCTGTTGCGCCCGGTCTGCCCCAGCCAATTGATCTGTCGGGGTGAGTCGGATTTGGTGTATTGCTCACTGTCGCCATGAAAGCCCACACTAAAATCCACAGAGCCATTCAGCACATTGATCAGTGCTTCACTGGTGCTTTTGAACGGTACAATGGTCATGTTGGGATAGTTTTTGGCAATTTGAATACTGACCAGGTGTGTGGTTGTGCCCAGCCCGCTCATGCCAATGGACAGTTTGGCGTCAGCAGGCACGTCTTTCCAGGTCTTGTATTTGGTACTGGCAATCACAAACGGTGATACACACATGGGCAAGATACTGCGAAAATCTGCCATGTTGTGGCTTTCTGCAGGAAACAGGTTGGGACGAATATATCCGGCACTGCTGTTGATCCACAGGGTGTTGGCGGAATTGGCCAACACATGCCTTGCTGCCACTGTGCCACCAGCACCAGGTCGGGTATCAAACACAAAAGTGTATTGATTTTGTATCTTGTTGGCTTCATCCACCAAGGCGCGATAAAAGTTTGCCGCATTGTCTGCCGCGGTCCAAGAATACACCAATGTGACTGTTTCCCGTGCATGCACAGTCAAACTTGACACAAGAGCCAATAATAGCAGTAATTTTTTCATGATTTTCCTTAGAATCTAAAGTGAGTATTGGTACCTGGATCTACAAAATTTGCATCGCCCAGGTAATAGAACGGTGAAATAAAAGACACAAAGCCCACTGGCTTGTTCATTTCTTTGTTGAAATATTTAGTGTCAATGTTGCTGACGAGAAAATTTAGCCCGGCCTGCCATGATTTCCATACATGTGTGTCTTGGAAATTTTGATAAAACCAGTAGTCCATTTCGTTGTAAAAGCTATTGGTAGGTTTGGATGTTTGAAACAGCGTCATGTCATATTCAGGATAGATCAAGGGTTTAATCACATGTTCAAAAGCAGTGCGTTGTGCAAAGCTGTAGTTTGGCCAACGTGTTAAAAATTGCAAATGTTGATTCTGTGGAATCATAAACCATTTGACCACTGTGTGTGCTTGCTTGGCCAACAGTTCTGGCATGTCTGGCGCCCAAAAAAAGTAATCGTTGGTAGCATTGGTATAGCCCCCAAGATCTGGGTTGGCACAATTGGCCTGTACATCCATGAAATACAAATACCATTTTGAATCTTTGATGCAGATCTTGGGCTTGTCAATGCCCCATAAGATACAAACCTGTTTGCCTTGGTCTAAATATTTTTTGTGTTGATCCATGGCTGTGGCACTGTGTTTGAATGGATGCCCTGGCTGGAAATAGTCACGAGTTTGAAACACCCAAGACTCATCCAGTCTACTGTTTAGCATGTCTATGCTGTAGTCGTGAAATGTGATCTTTGTACTGGGATGATGTGTGGCCACCCACTCCAGCAACGGCTTGGCAGCATAGCGATATTCACTCAAGGTATTTTCTGGTTTGGTGTTGAATGGATCGTCGCTGACATTTTTATCACCTGTTTTGGGATAACGAAAAACCACTTCGTCCAGATGAATATTGTTGTTGAGAAAACTGTACAGCACCGTGGTAGAATCCCCACCACCAGAAAATTCCAATCTTATGTAATCGTATTTTTCTCTCAGTTGCAAGGCTCGCAATCGATACAATTCCAATAAATTTGTTTCAGGTTCCAGATGCCACGTATAACTGTCAAAAATTTCTTTGTTAAAATTCCATTGCGGAAAATGCCCTGTGATAGTAGCGTCAATCAGTGCCTGTGGTTTGCTGTAGTATCTTTTATTTCCAACTGTGTAGTATCCCAATTTGGGATTTTGTTCAAACATCATTCATTATCTTCCCATTCTTTTGGAATCCATCCTAGCTTAAACAAGTCCTCACGAATCTCGTCTGTGACAGTACCTTCTGGTACATGTCCTAGATCTACCCACGACTCATCGGGTTCGGTTTGCATGCCCGAGCAGTACCAATCCATATAGTCACCTTGTTCACGCATGTCGGCCACAATGCCACCAGCATGCCGCCAACTGGCACTCCAGCGTTGATCTTTCAGCAATGGCCATACGTCATTTTTCACAAACTGCATGTTACACATGGCCGCGTAAAGATTTTGAGCGTAAGTGGCATTGCTTTTAGCCTTATCGCAGATCCACCGGGTACTGCGAAGGTCATATTCCATGTTGTCTTTTTGCCATGCAGGGTTGGTCATGTTTTCTTTATCTATTTCGCGCAAGGTCTTGTAGATATTTAAGTAATCCTCCCTGGGCTCCTGACCTTTTTCCTCACACCGTGCGATGTAGTTTTTTTCTTGGAAAGTGTGACGATCAGGACTTGATGCAATCTTGGACATAGTATTTGGCAGAGTAAAAGGGTGGTGCTCGAGGCCGGAATCGAACCGGCACCCCTATCGGGAAGGGATTTTAAATCCCTCATGGCTACCTATTACATCACTCGAGCGTTTGTTTAATTATACAAAGATTTTATTTTTTCAGCAATCTTTTTCTTGTGTTCCTCGGTCTTAGGCTTGCCTTTGTTCCCTTGACCATTTTTATTACCTCTCATCTTATGAGAATTCATTTCACATGATTTTTCAAGGTTAAGATCTTTGTAGTATGTCATAATTGTTTGGTCCGGCCACCAGGAATCGAACCTGGATTGACTGCTTAGAAGGCAGATGTTCTATCCATTGAACTATGGCCAGTGTATTGGTGCGACAGGAGGGATTCGAACCCCCAATCAACAAATTATGAGTTTGCTGCCTTAACCCTTTGGCCACTGTCGCAACACCACTATTATAGTGGATGTTTTATTTAATATCAATCTCTCCGTCGGCCAAGTGGTCTTGTTTGATTTCTCGCACAGGATGACCTAGGATACTAGCAATTGAGTTCTTGTAAGCAATTCGTTTGTTGTTGAAATCACGTATGGCAATTGCCCTGCGTCCAATTTCTGCCAAACTAAGCATTTGTTCAACGCCCGATTTGAGTTGCCATTCCAAATCCCAGATGGCATGGTGGATGTCAGTCATGGCCTGGATGTCTGCATCCAGTTCAGGACTTTGTGGTAGCTGACGGTATTTGTCTTCATACCAATCAAGTTCTACTTGATTTGCACCGTTGGTGCGAGCGTGTTTTACTCTGGCAATGCAGAGTCTATCGATGAGTTCTAGTACCGGAAGAAATTCCATATGTGCCTTTTGTATATGAAGCACAATTATAGTAATTATTTTGCCGCTTGTCAAGCCTTAAGGAGGCTGTCTCTTTATGTGTGTTCTACCACTTTGATGCCAGCCATTTCAATGGCTCGCTGACAAGATTCGCAGGGTTTGGCCAGCAAGGTATCGCCGGATTTTCCCACTCGAGTGATTACTATCTTGTGAGCATGGCTCCAGTCTTTAAGACGCACCAGGGCATCTACTTCGGCATGCAGGTATATGGCATCGGGTCTGCCGGCTTTGGCGGCAAACTTGGCTTGCAAGGGATGAGTCTTAACATAGGAATTTTTACCCACGCTGATGACCCGGCCACGACGGTCATAGATTATAGCTGTGAGATTTTGCCGAGTGGTCATTTACCACTGATTATAAATCACCATGTGGTCCACATTGGGCACATTGCCAAGTGGGCGATATACCTGCTGTTCACCGTCCCACTGATCCTGGTCAAATAACACATCAGCAGGTGTCACCGGGACAAATCGAACTTCTTTGCCGGTGTGGTGACTCTTGACAAAGAATGTCAAGGGCATACCAAAGTATTCTGAGGCCAGTCGCAAGACACGGCGTTTTTTGTCGTATTCACACTTGGATAGGTCAACCGTAGGAATTCGTTCCCACTCGCCGTTTACTTTTGTAAAACCCGCAGGACGATGCAAAGCCATTTTTGAGATCCTTGTGTTGAAGATTATTCCCAGGACTTTTTGTCGCCCTGCTGTTCATTCCAGTCATAGCCCATCATGTAGGCGTCGTATTCGGGGGTGCCAAACACAGCCAGAATCTCTGGGCTTTGGTGGGTACCATGCAGAAAATAGTGTGGGCGACGTGGACGACCATAGTAGCTGTCGGCACTGCCGCGGTCAAATGCACCGCCGTGGCGTGTGAATTTTTCTGCCATCAAGTCTGGGGGAAATTTTGTACTAAGCATTGTAGGCTCCTATTTGTTTACTATACCCATATTATAACAAATTGGGAATTATTGGTCAACCGTTTTTGTGCGAACGTCAGTGTTGAGATTTGGGCGGTGCTGTCGTATCAAGCCACGTTCAAAATTATGCGCCGCGGTTTTGCCGCGCAAAACTGCCAGCACCCTGACGGAAAATGCACAGGTACCACGCTCGCGCAGGGCCTCGTAGAGAAGCCAAGATTTGTTTTCACTGCGAGAACGATAAAGATGTTTCATGCAACGAGTCATCACACTTCGTTTTACAGTACTCTCAGTCTTGGCGGTGACACCAATATAGTGATCGTTACCGCTGGTGAGCATGTAAACAATGTGGGTTCGGTCTGATCGCTTTTTTCTCGTCATACCCATATTATAGCAGATTGGGAATTATTGGTCAACCGTGCTGTTTTTGTGCTCAATACCGTTGTAAACTTGCAACAAATCGGTTGACATCATTATACAAGGCATACATTGTGGCTTCGCGGCTAGAGAAAAAGCACAACAATGGTTTTTTACCTACTTTGATATAGTAAGGGGCTGTGAGTTTGCGATCCAGAGTCAATAATAATCTAGCGGTAGCTTGAACAGCTACAGGAGTCTCATAATCCCAGTGTTCAAGTTTGTACTGCTCAAAGGCATCAAATCCTATGTGAGTAAGTCGCCAACCACCATTGGGGTTTTGCCACCATTCTCGCATGGCCTCTTCTGTGGTCCATATTTCGGACTGAGCTATTAAATTTTTTGTAAACTCTAATTTATCGTTCATTGGGGTATACTTGCACCCCCTGTGTCATAAGAACAACTGTAAACTTGTCAGTTTTGAATTGTATGTTGAGTTTTCGAGCTAGATTGATGGCGTGCCCTTTGTTTGAAAATGACACCTTTTTATACTTGGGGCCGGGATATTGGGTAAGCATGTTAGATGTCTTGAGATTAATGGGCTTGGCATCATAGAATACTGCCCATACACCATCAGAAGCCAATACTTGTTCGGTCTTGTAAGTTGCTTTATCGGTGTGCTCAATCAGCACCAATGGTTTGGGTCTTGACATCGTTATCTCCGTAGTTTATTTATCTCAAAAACTACGTGTTTTTGAAGTTACCTCCACTCATTTCTACCACAATAACATCGTCTTTTGCGGTAGGCTTTTGATTACGCATGCCTTCTAGTGTTAGTAATAGTTTTGTAATGTCGCCATGCAGATCCTTGGCGTCACGCAGGTTCATGGTTAAATCTCTTTGACCACGGCTTTCTGCGGCCTTGATCGCGTCAATAAAACGATTAATATGCAAGCTCATTTTACAAACTGTTGCAACTCAGGCGGCGTCCAACCCAGGGGCTTTAATACTTTGCCATCCTCACGCTTGCGAACTTTGCCTGTATCTCGATCAATCTTGGCAAAGTTGGTACGCATGACCTCTTTCCATGCACCCTCGGCATCAACTCCTAGAGAATGTATTGCACCAATGGTCACAACCAAAATATCAATTAACGCATCGAGGTCGTCAACTTTGGTTGTACTGGCTACCAGTTCATTGAACTCTTCCGAAATAAGATTGCAATACATTTGGTATTGCTTTTCGTCAAATTTGCCCACAGTTTGGTCGCAGGCCCGCATGAATTTTTCTTGATCTTTAAACGGATTCATTTACTTCTTCTTTAGAATAAAAAGGACCTTGATACTGATAACGTTCCAAGGTAATGAGTTTGGGATGTTGTACCATTTTCCATTTACGATGTTGTTTGACTCGATACCAACCGGCTGCAAACCAGGACTTGGATTTTTTTTCTCGAGTAAACAATGGTAGTTTTAGCTGAACGTTCCACAAAGGATTAAACACATTGCCTTCAACTTTGTGTCCATGTACAATATTAGATGGTACAGGTGTTGCTGTTTCCGGTGGCTCAAACTCAATGTTTATGGCATCTCTGGCCATCTTGATGGTTTTATACTGTACTATGCTGTCGAGAATTTTTATTGTGCAATTGCCGTGTTCGTTTACTTCAAGTTGTCCAATCTTGCGATCATCCTTCTTGAGTATCCAATACTGGTTCTCTACTACTGGCTTGGCTAGTATCATCTAATACTCCTTTGTATGTTTCGTTAAGCCAACGACTGATTGGCTCTGCATTTTCACTGAGTTTGGTCAACTCATACTTGCCGCAGAATCGCATGAAATGCACTCCTACTTGCCCAACGTCTTTGTGACTAATTTGTTCACGAATGCAAGCATCTACTATGACCTTGACTTCATCTGGTTGTGCTGTAAGATCAATCAAGGTGCGATTGCGTTCGTAATCGTCTAGCACTCGATGCTCAACACCGTTGTGATCAGTCCAGCGTTGCAACATTAGATTGTTCCAATTATAGCCACGTCGGTCTCGGTCTCCAAAGGCCTCACGGAGACCAACTTTATTCTTTGTGCCTTTTTCACGAACTCCAGGATATGCACTGAATACATTGTCGGAGGTGTCCCCACGCATACACTTCTCAAATAGCAGCCAGGCTGGATCCGGCGTGGTTTTTGGTTGTTTAGTTTTCTTATCATTGACAGGCTTACCTTTGGCATCAAATATGCCCTCCAAAGTTAGAAGTTCGTCGGTGATTCCATTGTATTGATTAACATTGGGTGCCAGTAACTGCACAAAGTCAGTGTCTGAGCTTACAATAGTGTGTTGGTCTTGTGGGTGCAGAGCAATCCAACGTGCAATGATATCATCTGCTTCAGCAGTAGCACAACGGATTACACTACAATTAGTTCGGGTAGACAAGTATTTAGTCAACTCGTCATAGGTTTCCCAAAACAGCCGATCTTCTTCGGCTTCGGTCTCAGACAAAGCAGCTCGAGCCACGGCACGGTTTTTCTTGTAGGGTTCGTAGAAGTCCTTGCGCCAGCTACGCCCTTCCAGGGCAAAAACCACATGATCTGCTTCAAAACGACGAGCCACTTTGTTGGCGGCCATTATAGTAACATGCAAGGCAAAGCCCAGTTTGGTCCATGCGTCACTGGCACGGTGTGCCGAGTGTCTAGCACGGAAAAACATATTGGCTGTGTCAATCAGTAGATATTTCATTGTGTCCTAAAAGGTTGTTATCTATGATGTATTGTAACACATGATTTGCCCAAAGTCTATGACTTTTGGCATCAAAATGGTAACTAGCCGCATTTGCGTAGGCGCCGCCGTTGTTTTTTAGCCAATTATGATAGGATTCTTCCCGAATATATGGGTGCATGTAATTTACACCCCAGTTGTAGCGATTTTGGATGTCGCTAAATGTACTGTGCCCGCTGAAGAACAAATGACGTACACCCAAAGTTTTAAGGTCTAAATGCATTTTCCAAATTTTTTCATGGGCTTCGATAGTTTTAACATTCCAATCTACATTTACAATATAGTCCTTGTAGCGTTTTTCTAATTCAGACGGCACGGTATCTATGCCCGATGCATTGACTTGGTACCAAGTACCTTGATGAAACCATTCTTCTCTTTCCCAAGTGGTCCATTGCAAGATCATAAATGTGTCAGCAAGCCGGTTGCGATTGGTTCTAATCCACTGAGTGGTTGTACGTATAACGCGATCGTTGCTACCACCAGCCATGGCTTCACAAACAAGCGTGGCGTTTAAAGCGTCGGCTACATGCTTGCCGTAACTTACTGCTAAATTAGCAGGATGTGGCTCGTCACCGCACTCCCATAATTGTCCATCGTCACAAGCCCAAGAATATGAGACTGCTGCTTCTGCGGCTGCACTGTGACTACAACCATTTACATACAAGATCATTTTTGTAGCAGTACTTTTTCAGTCTCTGCGGCAACCACACGCTTGCGAAGGCTACTGCTTGAGAATGAATGATCTCTACCATTGAACACAATTTCAATGTCACGCATTCTACATTCCTCTATACCAGAAAAGTTTTTGTGTTGATATTCTATACCAAGAATACGCACATCAACCGGAAGGATTAGGAGTAGGTCAACAAGATCTTGTTCGGTTTGGTACACAACAACTTCATCAACGTAACGGCATGCGGCCAACTGTATCTGTCGCTCAACAATAGATTGTATAGGGCGATTTTTCGTGTCAGGTCTATCGATAGTCGGATCCGTTTGCAGCCCACAGATGAGGTAGTCACAGTGATTCTTGGCTTCACTCAACATGGCTATATGACCGGCATGTAACATATCAAAAGTTGAAAAAGTAATCCCAACTTTTTTACCTTCGGCTTTGAGTTCTTTGATTTTGTTGAATATCATTTCTTTTCTACCGGCACACACTTTAAGTTTTTATCACAAGTTTCCATGGTGCCATTTTGCGTATTCATGCGCACAATGTTTTCGCCATTGTAAACAATTTGGTACTTGCCATTGTTAACTGCCGGCATGGTAACTTGATACACCATGATTGCTATCATGATTGTTTCAATAGCCATTATGACACCTCGCTACGCCCGCCACCAATGTCTCGAGAGTTAACATATTGTCCTGCATGTTTGTTCATGGCTTGTTCTTGTTCCCAGGTTTCCATTACAACATGGCGACAAATATTTTGAAACCAACGATCTACGATTTCGGCATCGGTATCTGTGGGCTTCATCATGTAGCCTGCTTTGACTAATCGTGCTACAAAGACGTCATTCCAATCTAGTTCAAACGCACCTTGGTGCAGGTTGCTGGGATCAACATCCATTTTAACAACAGCAACATAGGGTTCGCCAGCTTCGGTGGCAATTTCCTTTTCGCTTTTCTTAACTGTCTTGGGCGCCACCGGCGTCTTGACCTCAGGAGATGGTTTCTTTTTCTTTAACCAGTCAAACATATCTAATACTCCTAACATTG